CGAGCCGCAGATTGACCGGGCGGCGGAGTTGCAAGAGAAGTGGGGGACCGAGTTGGGGCAGTTGTGGTTGATCCCATCGAAGACGGTCGAGGGAGGGGAGCATCGGGTGCTGTGCGGGGACTCGACGAAGGCGGAGGACGTGGGGCGGGTGATGGGTGGACAGCGGGCGGGGCTGATGAACACTGATCCGCCGTACGGGGTCGGGTACGCAAACGATGAGCGGCCAAACCCCGGGGTGGCGAAGCCACGGGTGGCGAACGATGAGTTGAGTGACGAAGTGTTGCAGGCGTTTTTGGAGAAGGCGTTCCGGGTCGCGACGGAAGCAGCCTTGCAGTCGACAGCGGCGTGGTATATGTGGCACGCCCACTTGACGCAAGGCTATTTCGCAGCAGCAGCAGCAGCAGCAGCAGCAGCAGATGTAATCCTTCACAGGCAAATTATCTGGATCAAGCCGGTTTTGCTTCTAGGGCGAGGGCAGTATCACTGGAAACACGAGCCTTGTTTCATGGGCTGGGTGAAAGGCCATCAGCCGCCCGATTACGGCATGGGCAACGGCGAACGAACGCAAACCACCGTTTGGGAAATCGGCTCAGTCAGCCATGCTGAGCGGAAGAAATACAACCACTCGACCCCCAAGCCCGTGGGGCTGTTCACGATTCCAATCATAAAACACTTGAAATGCGGCGAGATATGTTTCGAGCCATTCGGCGGGAGTGGGCCCCAGTGGGTAGCCGCCGAGCAACTCTCCCGCCTCTGCTACGGAATCGAACTAGAGCCGAAGTACGTAGCCGTCATCCTCGAACGACTAACCGACATGGGGCTTACCCCAAGGCTAGAAAATTGACCCATCTGGCAACACTCATGGTAGCGGCAACCCTAGCTCTCAATTCGCTCTATGCTGAGTTGAGCGGGCACGTTGCCCACGCTCGCACGCCCCGGGTCCGCACCATGCGTCAGTACACCGAGGATGAGTTGATCATCCCGGAGGGGCAGTACAAGGACGAGCGGTTCCGGCTCTATCGGCAGCCGTTCGTGGGTTTGCTTCTCGACGCGATCGATTCGGGACTCTGGAATCAAATCGCCGTTACTGGTTGTGTCCAGGGCGGTAAGAGCCTCTTCGGATTCGTCAACCCGGCGGCCTATCACCTATTCGAGTGCAAGGACAATGTGATCCTGGGCGTGCCGAACACCAACGTGATCGGGCGAGATAAGTGGAACAACGAGATCAAGCCGACAATCGAGGCGGGCCGGTATGCCGACATGATGCCCACGAAGGGCGTCGGGAGCCAGGGCGGCTGGGGCAACGAGGTGGCGTTCCTCCACGGTCCCAAGCTGAAGTTCATGACCGGCACGGGCGGGGACGAGAATCGATCGAGCTACACGGCCCGGGTGGTGATCATCACCGAGGCCGACAAGATGGATACAGCGGGTGAGGTTTCGCGCGAAGCGGACCCGGTCACCCAGTTGACGGCCCGGAGTGCTTCGTGGGACCGGTCCGACCGGCGGCTGTACATGGAGTGTACCGTCAGCCACACTCAGGGGCGGATCTGGCAAGAGTACATCAATGGGACGGCCAGCCGGATCGCGTGCCCGTGCCCCTACTGTCGAGAGTACGTGACGCCCGAGCGTGATTCGATACGGGGCTGGCATGACGCGATTGACGAGATCGACGCGGAAGAAAAGGCGTATTTCGTTTGTCCGGCGTGTGAGCACAAGTTGACCGAGGATGACCGGCGGGAAATGAACCGTCTGGCCGTATTGGTTCATCGGGGACAGGAGATTGACAAGGAAGGCACGATCACGGGCGACTTGCCGCGAACGCGAACGCTGGGCTTCCGGTGGAACGCCTGGAATAATATGTTCTGGAGCACGGCCACGATCGGGGCGGATGAATGGAGGGCAAACCATTCAGAGGACGAGGACTCTGCCGAGAAAGAGCGGCGACAATTTGCGTGGGCTACACCCTGGGATCCGCCTGCGGTGGAGTTGGCTCCGATCGATCCAAGGAAGGCCCGGGTCCGATACGGTCCAAGTCGGCAGGGATTCGTCCCCGAGGGCACGACAGCGTTGACGATGGGCGTGGATATCGGTAAATGGGTCTCCTGGTGGCACCTGACGGCCTGGAATGCGACCGGAGGGCCTCATGTGGTCGATCATGGGGAGTTTGCGGTCCCATCGAGCAGTATGGACGTGGAATTGGCCATACTGACGGCTCTCAAGACATTTCGAGACGAAACGGTTCTGGAAGGTTGGCCTTTGCCCGATGGGGAGCTTTACTTGCCTGAACAGGTTTGGATTGACTCCAGATACAAGCCAGACGCCGTGTTGGCGTTCTGCCGGGAGTCTGGGGAGCGATTTCGGCCTATTCAAGGCCTGGGGTACGGCCAGCACTACCACCGAAACTACACCCAGCCGAAAAAAGCCGGTGGGATGATCAAGCAAGTGGGCAACGGGTATCACTTTGTCTGGCGTCCGGACTTCGGTGTCTTCGTTGTAGAAATCAACGCTGACCAGTGGAAGGGATTTTGGCATGAAAGGTTGGTCACGCCGATGGGTCAACCGGGCGCCGCGACTCTCTACCACTCAACGAAAGAGAGCGAGCACCGGGACTTGATCCGGCACTACACGGCGGAGAAGCAAGTCAAGGAATTCATCCCTGATCTTGGGACGGTGTTCGTATGGAAGCGGATTCGGGCAAAGAACCATAAATTGGACGGGGCCTACATAGCATCGGCGGCGGCTGACTTTTGTGGCGTCCGGGTGGTGAAGATAGCGATAGAGCCCCGGAAGCCGCCGGAAGAGTCGAAACCATTCCTGACCCCCAACGGCGAACCGTATTTGATCACTGAAAGGAATAGTGTGTAGCATGGACAAGTTTTGGGTTCTGCTCAGGATGACAATGGATGGAGAACGTGAGATATTAGAGATTGGCTCATCGTTTGAGGTTGCCTGCAAAGCAGCGAAGGACCGGCATCAGTCCGGGGCCACGGCAATCGTCGTAATGGAAGCCATGGCGTTCGCGCATGATCCAAAACATGAACGTGACACGATTCCAAATTTATGCGATCCTGATGCCTGCCCAAGCGAAAGGAACGTGATGTAATGGCAAACGAACCATCAGATATTTTCGCATTTACCAGCACTGTAGCAAACAGCAACCTACAAGTACGGGTGTTCTTTGAGCCTGACTGTCCCGGCAATCAAGGAGGCTCGTGCGATTGCATCGTACAGGCGTCGTATAGTCGGGACGGTACGCCATACGGTTGGGAGACGCGGCTTGCGATGGGCGATCCGCGAACGATTGGCCAGGCTGTGGACGAATTATGTCAGCGATTATTCGGGCATGACGCCCCGGATTCAACCGAAAGGAATAGCGATGGACGATAAAGAACGGCGGCTGAAGGTGTTCTATCTGGATACTGGCCAGATTACACACTTTCTTAATTATGGCAACAATCTCCCCGAGTATATTACGGTGCCTGCGGGGCTTGAAGGCGTGCCGGAGGGTGCGAGAGTTGTCTCCGTCCATAATTCATACGAGCGTAGGGCGCTCGGTATTGTTGTGGAGCATGAGTCGTTTGGCGTAGTGAATGAGGCAGCACTACTGCCCGCATCGCCTGATGGTTCTCAACTGGATATGAGAGCCTATAAACTCTCACCCCTTGAAAAGGAAGTATAGACATGGCGAAGAAGAAAACAGCGAACAAGAAAAAGGCAGTCCGGCCGGGCGATACTCTGCCTGGTGGTATAACAGCAGAGGCTCCGGGACTGACCGACAATATAGTGAAAGTGGTGATTGGCGTGCCTACGCTCGACCCGCCAGAGCCGGAGGACGTTGTCATGGCCGGGGTAGACGTCTGTGAGGATTCCGTGTCTGCATCCGTGAGGCCAGGGGAGCTTCTCGCTTTACCACCCCAAGTCGAGGCTCGACGTATGGACTTAGGCACGACCTCGATCATCGAGGTGCCGTTGCGTGGCGAGTACAATCTAGGCCCAGGCCACCTTGACGCTCAGTTGAGCCGGACGCAAAATTCGATCTTGCGGAGGATCCAAGACGGCCTTGTTTTCCGCCACGCGAAGACGGCGGACGGGAAACCGGTCTATAGCCGGGCTTCGGTTTTGAAGTGGATGATTGAGGAGATCGGAGGCACAAATGGCGACGGATAACAAGCAGCCCGCCATTACACGAGAGGTATTCGAGCGTGAATGGCAAGAGAACTCCGGCCTAACCGACGAGCAAATGCAGGCTATCGGTGTGTGCGCTTCAAGGTGTTGCTGCGGTGAGGACGGTTGCCGAGGGTGGGCGATGTTGACACCAGATAAGTATCCTCGGTTAGATATCGCTTCCCTTATGTGTCGCCTGAACTAATACGCCCCGTATTCACCGTATTCACCGTATCGGGACTGAATGCCCCTCTCGCTGGTATAGACTGCCTCTTATGAGCAGTCTCACTTCCACCAGCACCTATGCGGAAGTCAAAGCCGCCTATTACGATAACGCCTCGTATGAAGAGGATGTTTCCGTAACCAAGGCGGCGGCTTTCATCACCGCTTGCAGGTTTCTCCTGCAACAGGACCCCAAGAAGGCTGGCTGGCGGGACAGCGCGACAACCGAATGGGATCCAGAGGTTCTGGAACGCCAAATGGCGGAGGCCCGTGACTGGAAGGCTGCTCAGGCTACGGTAACCACCGGCGGCCCCGGTGTTACATACGCTGACTTCACAAACTTCCGCGACTGATGAGCAGACGACAAAGCAATCCCGACGTGCGATCTGTCCCCCAGGCAATGGGCGATATCCGCGCGGACTATGACGCGGGCCGTAATAACCGATTCAAGCGGAAGCGGGTCGGCGTCAATTCGATGGGGTCTGGAGCCGACTATCACTACCGGAACGCGGCTGCATTCTATTCGACGATCGAACTGGCGGAGGATCTCTACCGCAACCACTCCAAGGTCGGGCAGGGCGTCCGGCGGTTGTGCGCGAACATCATTCAGGATGGATTCCAGTACGATCCCGACACAGGGAAGGAAGCGGTCAACCAGACCCTTGCCCAACGAATGGAGGACTGGTCTGGCAACGCTGAAGAGTGCGACAAGGCAGGAGAAGACTCGTTTCTCGATCAGACGTGGCAAGTATTCCGGGCCCAGGTTGTGGCGGGTGATATCTTCGGGCTATTCGACCGTGATGGATCGATAGCCCTTGTCGAGGCCCACCGGGCCAAGACACCACGGAACACGAAGAAAAACGTGGTAATGGGCGTCCTTCTGAACAAGCACCGCCGCCGCAAGGAACTGTGGGTTACAAAGGACGAGATTGACCCCACCAGGTCGATAGCGAAGGTTTCAGACGTCAATCAGTATCCGTTCCGAGATGCCCTTGGCAATCGGCAAATTGTGCAAGTCTACTGGGCAGAGCGACCAACGCAAACGCGGGGCGTGTCGGCGTTTCAGCAAGCGATCCTGACTGCCGATCATGCGGACGATCTTGAGTTTGCCCAATTGCTCAAGGCCCAGATGCAAGCCTGCTACACGATCTTCAGGCAACTTGAAGGCGGGTCGACCCCTCAAGCCCCGGGCCAGCGGGGCGAGCAGACCGAAGAGACTCGACCAGACGGCACAACGCGAACTATCGAGGGCCTCGGCCCGGCGATGGAAATATTCGGCTACCCTGGAGAGAAGTTGCAAGGGTTCTCGGCAAACGTGCCGAATGCCGAATATTTTCAGCACATGAACCTGATTCTTTCCACGATCGCATGTAATCTCGATCTGCCGGTCCAGGTGCTCTTGCTAGACGCGACTGGCGCGAATTTCTCCGGTCAACGGTGGGCAACCGATCAAGCTAAGTTCCGCTGGAAGCAACTGCAATCGCGACTGACTCGGCGATGGTATCGGCCGGTGACGGAATGGAAAATCCGCCAATGGTTGGCCGAAGACTCGACTCTCCGTAGGATTACTCGCGGGGCCGGCGTCGACCCTTTGCGGCACATGTGGACCCCGCCAAGCTGGCCGTATATCGAGCCGTTGAAAGACAGCCAGGCCGATTTGCTGCAAATGCGGAATGCTCTATCGAGTCCGCGGCGGGTTGCAATGCGGCGGTCCATGAAGTGGCCAAAGCTGGTAGCCGAGATCGTCGAGGATACTTCGTTACTCGTTGAACAGGCGTTCAAGAGAGCGGAAGAACTGAACAAAGCAAACCCAGGATTGGATATCACCTGGCGGGAAATCGCCAGCCTGCCGACGCCGGACGGGGTGACGGTGACCCTGGATTCGGGAGAAGAACCGGAGCCCGGACCAAGCAAGAAGGGAACAGCCGATGCCACATGATATCGACCTATCGCCGCTCGCGAGTACCGGGCTTGACCTTGATCAATACTTTGGTTTGTGGGCTGTCGACGATTCGCTATTTTTGGCTCAACTTGAGCGGATCGGGCAGATGAACCTTCTCGCTCATGTTGAGATTCATCAGTCGGGGCAAAGCGGTGATTCAAGGGCGGCGGCGAGTTTCGAGGGGCACGGTCCCGATCCACGCATTGCCAAGATTCAGATACAGGGAACCATGACGAAGCGGGGGAGTTCTTTCTCTGACGCTGGTTCGATGATTGCCCTTCGCCAAACCATCAGGGCAGCCGCAAGGGACGATGAGATATCGGGCATTCTGTTGGTGATTGATTCGCCAGGCGGGACGGTGGCGGGGACCGCCGATCTGGCACGCGAAGTATACAAGGCGAGGCAATCTAAGCCGGTGTATGCGTATGTCGAGGACATGGCAGCGTCGGCGGCGTATTGGGTAGCGAGTCAGGCGGATCGCGTTTACGCGAATGATGCCACGGCGTTGGTTGGCTCGATCGGTACGTTTGTCGGCCTCTACGATTACTCCGAGCAAGCTGCCAAAAAGGGCATTCGCCCGGTGGTAATCAAGGCAGGCACATACAAGGGCGCCGGATTCCCGGGTGCCGAGATCACCGACGAACAAAAAGCGATATGGCAAGAGATCGTAGATGCTACCCAAGCAGAGTTCACCCAAGGTTTCGCGCGGGGCAGGAAACTCAGCATCCAATCAGCAGAGGCACTTGTTCAGGGCCGCGTGTGGATGGCATCCGATGCGAAGGATTTGAAATTGATTGACGGTATTCAGACCTATCAGGATACCGTTTCTGAAATTGTTGACCGTTCTCGAAAAGCGAGGAAACGAACTATGGCTGAAGACAGCAAGACTACGGAAACCGGCCCCGTGATGGCCAGCTACAAGGACCTGAAAGCCGCTCTTCCGGGCGCCGACAACGACTTCCTGGCTTCTCAGTTGGAAGCGGAGGCTACGTTGCCCCAGGCGACCACGGCTTGGATGGCCGAACAGGGCAAGCGGCTCGAAGCGGCGAATGCTGCCACGGTCAAGGCCGAAAAATTGGAGGCCGCCGCGATCAAAGACAAGGAAGCCGCCAACGGGAAAGCGGGGCTTGATGTTGCCGGGGAAGGTGGCACTGCCGGGGAGGGTGGACATGCTGGGGACCCAACGGCGGAATGGAAAGAAAAGGTTGCCGCCAAAGTGTCGGCCGGCATGTCCAGAATGGCAGCGTCGAGCGCGGTCAATCGGGAAAATCCAGAACTTCGCGAGGCGTTTGTTCAAGCTGCCAACGTCTGATTCCCCCTCCCCAGGAACCATTTACCAGAACCTAAGCATAAGACGAGGATACCATGGGTGCATATATTGACACTCCTACCAGGACATTCCAAGCGTCGGCTGCAATCGCTCAACACTTGCGAGTCAAGCTCAACGGCTCGAACAAGTTGGCGGTATGTGGTGCGGGCGCGACTGAAACTGAAGTTGGCACGATGAGGGTTGCGGCCCTTGCTGCCGACGAATACGTGGCGGTGCGATTACCCACGGCGATGGGCACGACGAAGATGGTGGCTCTTACCTCGTTTGCACGAGAGGCTTTGCTCTACGCGGGCGCGGGCGGGTACGTCGACGATGTGGTCAACGGTAAGCCGATCGGCGTCGCGTTGGAAGCTGCCACGGCTCTCGGTGATGTTGTCGAGGTGCTTCGCATCCACGCCCAGGTGATCGTGACTTCGGGCGATGTAGTAGATGACGCGGCTATCTCGTTTGGCACGAGTACCGACGTGCAAGCGTTGTTCTCGACGGGTGATGCGTCCAATCATGCGTTCGTGTTGGCGTTGGATAACACCAGTCAGCAGATGCACATCACCGACGTCGGGGCGAAGGCGACTGATTGGAATCGCGGTGCCGGCACGCATCCCGAGCTTGCGATCCACTCCAACACCACACCTGCAACGGATTACCTGTCGATTGGTAATCATGACGGCACCACGGCCACGATTGACGTGGTGGGTGGAACCACGCTTGCTCTGGATATCGCTGGGACAACTGCCCTTAGTGTTACTGCCGCGGCTGTGACTGTTACGGGTGCTCTAGTCGTTACCGGCAATGATCTGCCGACCACGGCAGGCGTCGGCATCACCGGTGCTGCCGACAACTTCGCTAGTAGCGTCACCAAGCACGGAACGCTATTCAAAACGACCATTGTGGTCGATCTTGACGGCCTCAATTCCGGCGGTACTGCCCATGACATCATCGGCGCTGATGGCGCTGGCGTGGCTCATCTTGGCCAGATCACGGCGGCTCGCAATGGAACGATCTTCGCTGGTACGCTCACCTGCATTGAAACACCAGCCGGCGGTGATCCAGATGTCGACATCTGGGATGCAATCGAAGCTACCGGCGTGGAAGATACTGGGATTGCTGCCCTGACTGGTGAACATCAGCTCTGCAATGGTGGCGACCTATCCGCTGGAACGGTTGTCCCACTGACAGTCTACCCGGTGGCAAATCAGTACTTGTACTTGACGACCGAGGAAGTCACGGATGCCACGTACACGGCTGGCGTCATAATCATCGAGTTGTGGGGCAAGTAAACCAAACCCCGAAAGCGGAGTGAGACGTGAACGTATCCCCAGACCAATTATTGACAGAAATTGGCCGCCTGCATGTGGCCAATCAAGTATTGACTGAACAACTTGCAGCGTCACGACAGCAGCTTGTAGAGCAAGCCGCAGAGCATGCCTCACAACAAGGTGCCGACGCTTCGACTGAACCGCCCATGCCGGGCTAACTGAGAGGAAAAAGCTATGCCGTCTCCAGACACAAGCCTTGCTACCCAGCGGCCGGACCTGTCCGGTAGCCTGATGGAATACGACCTGGACGCAAATATGCAAGGGTTTATCGGCATCCAAGTATTGCCGGTGATGGAAGTTGCCAAACAGGCCGGGAACTTTGGCAAAATTCCGATTGAGCAACTGTTGAAAACCCGGGATACTCGGCGTGCGTCAGGTGCCGGGTATGCTCGTGGAGAATTTACTTTCACCCCGGCTACCTATGCGTGCGAAGAGCACGGGGCGGAGGATCCGGTGGATGATCGGGAGGCGACGATGTACGCGGAGTACTTCGATGCCGAACAGATCGCGACTGCCCGAGCGCGTAACTCAGTGCTGCTGAATGCCGAAGTACGGATCGCCGATGCGATATTCAACGCCACTACATGGACGAGCTATACAACGGCCGTGGGCACAGAATGGGATACGTCCGCGACTGCCGATCCGCGTGCGGACGTCAAGGCGGCCATGCAGTCCGTCTGGAGTCAGTGCGGCATGTGGCCAAACGCCATGATCATCGACCAGCACGTTTTCCAAAATCTCCAGGACGTGGACGCGATAATCTCCCGCGCCAAGTACCAGGGGTTTATGGACGTACGCCCCGGGAATATCAACGCGCAGCAGATCGCCGCTTGCCTTGGTATCGACCGGCTCATCATCGCCGGCGGTGCTCGTGACTCCAGCAAAGAGGGGCAGGACACCACGATTGCCTCCGTGTGGGATGACGAGTACGCAATGGTATGCAGGATCGCGACTACGAACGACATTCGCGAGCCGTGTATCGGTCGCGTGTTCCATTGGGGCGAGGATGGCAGCAACGTCGGTGGCATGGTCGAGAGCTACCGTGACGAAACTGTCCGCGCAGACGTTATGCGTTGTCGGCACGAAGTGGACGAGTTGATCCTCTATGTCGAGACCGGCCACTTGCTGAGCAACATCACCACGTAGGCTCGCCATGTCTCGTTTTGATACCTCGTTCGCCGCCAGCGGACTGCCTGGGCTGAGCTACCAGTTTGGGCAGTCCGCTACTATCAACCTGATCAATGGGCTACCGGTATCGGCCGAAAACGTAATCAAGGCGCCGGAAACGACGCGAACCGATGAGGGACAGGGCGTTAGCCAGGTGGTTCGGTTGTGTTCGATCACGATTGCAGCCAGTGATGTATCCGACCCGTATTCGATCACCACGATCACAATCGGCGGGGAAGACTGGACGTTTTCACGAGTCGAGGAACAAACGGGAGCCTATTCGATCGTGGAGATGCAAATCGTCCGGCGGGAGGTGGGTTGATGGCGACGGTAACCAGCTTGACGTATCTGCGAGCATTGCTCGGGGCCTGTACCGCGTTTCATGACTGGTGTGGAGAGGCCGATGCCACGAAGGCACTGGAGAGAATTTATCATCGCCAGCTACCGGCACCGAAGAACGGGAGATACTGGTCAAGAGCGGAACTGGAGACATACAGGCCATTCGCAATTGTGCGGGTGCCCGAAACTGGCGGGCTGGAATGGAGCATGGAGGCGATGAGCGGGGCCATGGAATCGGGCAGGCTGGAAATCCTCTTAGAGCAAGCCATTCCCGGTCCCCGGCGTCCGTATATTCCAAGCGATGACATCGAAGCATGGCAGGAAGCGATAGAGGAAATCGTCCGAGGGAGCACGGCGAAGAGCACGACGGGAATTCTCGACTTGTGTCATCCGGCGGCTGCGGGGCACCTGGACTGCGGGGCCGTCCGGCTAATAGGGCAATGGCCGAGTGACTTCAAGGAAGACACGGATACCGGACGGTTCTTTCGCGCGATCCTGGAAGTGAGCTATCCCTAATGCTTCACATCAAAACAGAATACAGCGGCTCGGTCGCCGTGATGGCGAAGGGGCAGGCGGTCACGACGCGATGGTTCCGTGGACTCATCAAGAACGCATACGAGGTAACGCTTGACTTCTGGCACAAGAAGATCCGCCCCAAACATTTCCAAGTATCGGCGATGGGGGAGTACGGATATGCACCGCGGAAGCCGAGCTACCAAAAGTCGAAGGGCCATCGGAGACCGCTCTACTACACGGGCGATTCAATGCGGGCAACCGAGCAAAATTATATCAAGGTATCCGGCGTGGGTGCATCGCTGCACATGGGCGCCGGTAATCTCGCATGGCACCCCGGCGGGCTCGACATGCGGGATGAACTGACGCGAACCACCGACGCGGATGAAAAAGCGATGGCGAACGTAGCTGAAGAGTCGATCGTCCATCAACTGCGACACCAGACCGCCCGGTTCACTCAACACATACGTTAGGAGACAGACCGATGGCCGTCACCCAAGTACTTGATGGATACGAGGTCGAATTCGATACAACTATGATCGGCGGGATAACGGCCATCGGTCTGTCGACTGGCTCGGAAGTTCTCACCGAGTCTGTCTCGGGCGCTCTGTATCCGCAGCACATCGCCCTGACCGCGCAGAAGCCGGCCGCGACATTTTCGACAGTCCAAATAGCGGCGGCGTTGGATGAATCGGGATTGGTCGGCGCATCCATTGCGGGGCTGGCGGCCGGCTTCAAAATGTACCTGTTTGAGCACGCGACCGGTGGTACACGAAGCGGAGTAACGGCCCACAATCTGTATACGATGGTCAAGGGAATCGTGGCGCCCATCAGTCTCACATGCGACCACCAAGGGGACGCGGTACTGAGCTACGCTGTAGCGATTGCTTCCACCGATGGGGCAACGGCTCCGGTCGTGATAGCTGTTGACCAATCGCTCCCCACACCCGCCGGAGATACCGAGCGATTCACCCTGGGGGCCTTCACGTTCGAGTCGCTTGCGTTCACCCAAGCAAAGCGGTTCACGCTCAATTTCGGCATTGATGCCCAGGTTGAGGGGGCCGACTCCGATATCTGGGACACCTTCCCGTCGATTCGGAGCATTGCCCCGAGCATCACGCTTGAAGGCATTGATCCAAACTGGTTGGCAGCGGCGAAGATTCCGCTTGCCGGGTTGGCCGTGACGCACGCCAACACCGCGTTCTATCTCCGCAAACGTGACGACGCGGGGAGCTTCGTGGTCGACGGAACGGCGGAGCATATCAAGTTCACGGCTGACGGATTCGCAACGATTTCGGAGCCGATCCAATGGGGCGGGAGCGGTCCTGCGACGTGTACGCTTGAGTTGCCTCTTCGTTACGACGGCACCAACCCGCCGTTGATTCTCGACACCTCATCGGCCATCACGTAGGAGTGTCCGTGTCTGGTTTTCTCTACTATCTCCCGACCCAAGCGAAGTCAATCGGCCTGGAAGAGTTGCAGGCTGCGGGCATGGGCTATGCGTTCGAGTCACCGAGCATGGGGCGGGTTCGGCTTGAGGGCAACGGTCCGGACGGCGGGGCGGGCGTGATGGTTCGCGGTGGTCCGAATGCTGGCCGGGTCGGCATCTATCCCGATAAACAGACATGGAGAAAGATTCCGGGGCTTGAGGCGTGGGTGGGGATTGATAACGACGATCGCCCGGTCCCCGGTGATGTGGCCCGAGACGAGCGGCTGAAGGGACACCTTGCACGATTGAACGATGGGCAAGAGTGGCTAGTCCCAGTCATCCGGCAGCACGACGAACTGGACGGCGAGAGAGTCTATCGTTGTGCCGTGCCGCAAGTCTCAGAGCTACAGGAGGACGGGACGTGGACGCAAGGCCGGGTGTTGGATCAATTCGCAGAGGTCTGGGACATCGCCACACGGTGGCAGGAGACGCAAGAGCGGGCACTGATTGAGGCCGACGATGAGAGCGACGAAGTGATCGTCACGTTCTCGGACGCGCACGACGCGGCGGCCAAAGGGTTGGCCGTCAACTATCGACTCGGCCCGGCGGAATGTGCTCTCTTGGAACTGTTTACCGAATCGGCCGTTGGCCATGTGCTTAACGCGATGATTGACTGGCCATCCCAAATGGAGTGGCTAAAAAAAACTATCGAGGCATCCGGTGGCGAACCTTCCGGCGATGGGCCCTCGGACGATTCCCCGGATACCGACCAACGCTAGCCGACCTGTGGGCCCTTGATGTGGGGTTAGGATCATGAGCAACGAGATACGTGATATCTTTCTGGGTGGCGATAACGTCTGGTGGAAAGACGCCTCGTTGGACTCTACCGGTGCAGCCCTCACGGTTGCTGATGCTTGCAAGTTCTCGATATATGCAAGCGATTACCCGACGAGCGAAGATAACGGGACCGTGGTGACCGGGGCAGACGCGGTGTCCATGACATTCGTGGCGGGCTCCGACGGAAACTTTGTGGGGCCGTTGGCTGCCGGTGTACTTGTGCGCAATACGTACTACTGGCTCGAAGTGACCGCCACTCCAGACGGCGGCAGTCCTCATACTCGACGCCAGCTCTGTAAGGCTGTTGATCGCGACTTCAACCCGTAGGAGTAGCGATGACAAGTATGGTGCGGATGGACGTAACGCTTAACGAGCGCAAAGCGGTATTGGCTACGAGGGCGATAGCAGGCGGCTTTGACAAAGTGGCGGAATCGGAGAAGAAGGCAGCCAAGGAATCTAAGGCCCTGGAGACACAAACCAAGAAGCTAGGCCGTGAAGCTACGAAAGCCTGGGAGAAAAGTAAGTCGGGAGCCCAAAAGTACCGCGATCAGATACGGATGCTCGACCAGGCAAAAAAGGCCACGATTCTCACGGAGAAGCAACACGCTCAGGCGGTCCGGTACACCAAGCAACAGTTTCAGGCGGCGGGCGTGGCCGCCCGGCTAGCGTCCCGTGGTGTCAGAACGGTTGGAGTTGCCAATCAAGCCGCGTTCGGCCCTGCGGCACTTAGTAGCCTAATGAGGTACGCGGCGGGATATGTTGGTGTATCGGCTGCTGTGCGAGGGGTTACGATGGCTCTTCGCGAAATGAGCAAAGTACGGCAGGAATCGGCTGAGCGTCAAAAGGAATCAGAAATTGGGTTGGGCTCGCTGGGCCAATTGGCGTTGGGCGACCCGGTCAAACTCCGTTCATTGGTTAGTGCAGCCAAGCAGACCTACAGGGAGGGTGGTGCGGCAACGCTGGGCGAAGCGGGCAAGATGATTTTTCAACTGGAGTCTGCCGGTGCTTTGGAAGATTGGAAGTTCTTTTCCGACCTGCGGAGTCGATCACTGTTGGAGCAACCGGGCAAGATGGGAGCGGCGACGGCGGCCCTCAATAAAACGATGGGGGAAGCGGAGACCGGCGGCACAAGGGCGTTGGTGTCAAAAGGGTTTGCGGCCAGTGCATACAGTCCCTCATCGGTTGAGGAAATCATGGCCGCGTCTGCAACGAGTGGGCTAACTGCGGGTCTGATGGGTATGCGAGACGAGCCGATATTGGCAGGTACGGCCGTCTTGGCTACCCAAAAGGTTGATGCGGCAACTGCTGGCACGTGGTTTTCTCAAATGATGACGACGTGGCAGGAGAAACCAGAGATAGAGGGCAAGACGTTTGAGGAGGCGTTAGACGTTACGCAAAAGATCAAAGAGAGCATGACGTCAGAAGAATTTGCCAGATGGTTTGGGAGAAAACAGGGCCGGCTGGCGTTTGAAGGCATCATGGCGGACCGTCCTCGGTTTGAGAAAGCTCTTCGTGACATAGACGTAGCCGAGCAGGGCAGTATGGCCCAAAAGGCGATCGATGCGGCCGACACAATCCCTGAACTGGTGGCGGTACGGTCGCAACGACAAGCTAAGGCCAAGAAGGAACTTGGCGAGACGGAACTCGGCATTCGTCGTAATCTTACCGACACCATGATGGACAGCATGCGGACGCGGGGCCGCGACGTGGCCCGGCGCAGCGACTACCCTCGAATTGTAGAGGGAATGAATCTTGTTACCGACATAGGTATGCGGGGCATACGTGCCCTTTACGGTGACGATACGATGCTTAGGACGTTTGGTGGGGAGTTACCAGAAGGACCACTTCAGACGGAAGCCAACAAGGCTCTTGTGCGGCAGGACATTAGGGCGGGTGGGGAGGATCCTAATTCTCCTATCTTCGCGGCAATGCTGGACATGCTGGGCAACATTGACAGCAAGATGGGCGAAGCGAATGCAAACAACAGTCGACAGCCGAACTACGTACCTGTTGAGTCGGGAGTAGATACAGACGCCAACGGAATTGATAAGTAGAAAACCATGGCCCAATCAGTCGGCGGAACATCCTGCGATAAAGTGGTGCCCGACGCACCGCCCGCGAAGAAAGAGCGGGTTCTGACGTGGATAGTCCCCGGTCTGTCTGGTATCGGTTCTCACAAGTTGGGGCTGAATGATTCCGAGTGGCAATTCACGCTTGTGCTCTTCGACGTCGACGCTGACTGTGATGCATGGGCACTGCTCATCAACGCGATGCAATCGACCATAGTGACCATCGTTGACGACCACGCGGACAGCTACACCGGGATGCTGATCACTCAAGTGGGCAATCCTCGAAAGACGGTGGCGGCTTACTCGAACGGCAGCATTCTGGACAAACGGTGTGAGATCACAATCAGAGGAGTGATTGTCTGATGACTAGCTCAACCGGATTGATGGGGGTGGTTGGAGGTCGTGGGGAGCCTCCTCGCCCCCATCGTCCGCGTTCGCAGATATTACAACGGCTATTCCAGAAGACGGTCACCTACTCGCAGACCCGGCATGGAAACGTCTCGACGGTCACAATCACGACCAACCTTTCCGGCCTCGTCTATTATCACTGGTATCTGGACGGCGTCTGGGTGGGGGGCACGACCACGAATCAGTTCTCATTCGTGGTGGCGACCGGAGAGCAAGCCCGGATAGAGTGCGTCCCAACGCAAGATCCGTATTTCGATTACGTCTCGTACGGGCCAACCGTTCCGGCGGCAAGAGTTGTCCTGTGGTGGATTCGATCGGCTGACTCTGACGTGAGGGAGTACAAGATTGAGCAACAGAAAGACGGTGGTAGCTGGTCAACAATTGCAACGGTTCCCTACGCTGCGGGTGCGTGGGATTATCAAATCACGAGTCCACGGTTGGATGACCTCGGATCTTATGCGTGGCGTGTTACGCCGGTCGACGCGGTGGGGAACGAAGGGTCGGCGTCATCGCTCGCAGCCCGAACAATCGTGAGAGTGCCGGACGCGCCGGACTTCGCCATTGCGTTTGATGATGGGACAACCAAGGTCACGTTTTCGGAGGCGGCATGATGAAAGAAGCCACCGTGAAAATGAGTAAGCCAAGGGGGCGCCGGACGCGCATGGCCCCGGTCGGTGGCCGGTGCTGTTATCAAGTTGCGTGGCCGTGTGATACCCCACTTTCCGCCCCAATCGCCCGTGATGGCCTCTGCAACCGCAACTGGCGGAAGCTGTGGGCCGTGCGGGACTTTCGTCGGGGGCTGCGCAAATGATAGCCTTCACCGGTCCCGACGCACTACGAATCGAATCCGCTTCGGTGGAGGTGCAACACCTTCATGTGATCGGCACGATTCCCGGTGTGATTCCGCTTCTGGCGGCTGGCCGGAACGGCCCAGGCTCCGCACGACTGGCAAGCAGCGGGGACGGGACATATCTACGATGGCGGGCTCCGGGGTCAACAGTCTACGGTGCCCCGGAGCGTTGTGCGGCAGACGGCAATTATCTACTGCGGGATGGTCTCGACGCCTGCAAGTGGCTCCGCGCCCAAGTCGATGCCTCGGAACTGGCGAGCGGCGCCCGCGAGACGGTCGTCACGTTGGTCGACCGATTCAATACCGCGATCGCGAGCGACGATGTATCGGCCGCGGAGGCCACTGCGGGCGACGTTGAGGATCATACCGTAACGCTGAAGAATCAGGGTAACAAAATTCTGAGTTGGCTCAAGGTATGGATTGACCCGGTCGTGGTCAGCCTTCAGATGGCCGACGATGGGGCAACGTGGGTTTCGCCAACAAACAAATCATCGGCGTTGACGTTGCCTGACCTGGCGGTGGCTGGAACCGATGTGCTACACATCCGCCGAACGATTACGGCCGGAGCCAGTTTCGACGGCGGCTTACTCAACCATTTACATTTTAGCTGGAGAGGATAATCATGGCCGGAAGAATGTTCACGGTCCCGTTCGATCACCTCACGACCTTGGCGGCTGCCGATGCGATTCAGACCATCGCATCGGTATTCACTGCCGACACGCTGGGTCATCGGTGCCGAATTCGGGAGATCGGTCTAGGGTGTTCGGAGGCGGCCCCTGTCGATTTGATGATCGGGGTATCGCTTGCGAGAACCAGCAACGTCGGCGCTGGCACGACTACATCAGTGACGCCGGAAAAGTGCGACAGCCTAAGCCTTGCATCGATCATTAGCGGTGCGAAAAACTACACGGTCGAGCCGACAACGTACGGGCTGGCTCTCTGGGCAATGGAAATGCACCTTCAGAGCACCCTGCTGGAGAAGTTTGGCTGGACCGCCGAAGAGGCATATCCGTGCAACCGAAACGAGTTGATCGGGTTGCGGGTGACCATCCGCACGGCGGTTACTCGTGACCTGTCGGGATACATCAAGTTCGAGGAATTCTGATGCTGGGCGGCGGCATGATACAGACGCGACTCCGGCCGGCGGTCCGGCCCGTGCGAGGGAAGGTACTGACGACAACCAAGGTCGTCTATTGCCTCGACGCCCGGGGTCTGTACCGAGTGTTCAACGATGCCGAGTATCGATTCTACCGGTCGAGTTCCGCCCCGCCGGTCGAGGGCGACACGCCGTTTGCGACGAATGCCACCCTGCCTCACGAGCCAGCCGACACCTATGCGGACGGGACGTGGTATCTGTCGGTGAGCTACTTCAATGGGATCTATGATTCCGGCTTTCTCCCCGTGGGGCCTCGCGGTGAAACGTACCTCCGGCTTGATCTGTCGGGCGGAGTGGAAACCGGCACCCCACCAGGGGCCCCTCTCCATTGGCACCTAACGAACGTCGGCGGCGGCGTTGTGCGAGTCACGGGGATCTACGCTCAGACGGGCTCAGATAGGGCTCTTGACTGGTCGCTGGCCTACACGGTCAACGGCAGCACACCAGCCACGGACACGCCTGACGTCAACGTGACGATGATCGTGGGTGGTCTGGCTCAATTGGTCTACGACCTGCCCGCCCAGGCGAACGGA